ATTTATATCATATAGAGTCGCTGATGAGCAAAGAATAAGCATTTCTTATATATGTTTGGATAAATAAAAAAAGCTACTTAGTTTCCGCTAAGCAACTCTTAAATGATGATATGTTTATTATAAATTATTATACCATAAAAGGAGCGATTTCACTTGATTCTATTGTTAAAAGAAGTAGATTTTCGACAAACAAAAGCGAATGCTAGAAATGTGTTAAAGAGTTTTAGACGTTTAGAGCGAATAGCTGGTCGCTCTTTGATAGATTTAAAATCACCAATTATTACAGAAATGCCTAAAAGCCAAAGCCACGGAAACAAAACAGAAGATGCACTGGTACAATTAGCTGATGCAGAAGCAGAAAGAGATGCAATTTTATCTGCACTTATGGCTTTGAGTTTGACTAGTAGACAAATTCTGCACTACAGTTTTTGTGTGCAGGATCATTACTCTAATTACAAGATTGCTAGAGAAGTTGGATATTCTGAAAGAAGTATTCAACGCATGAAATCAGAAGCTTTGATTGAATTCGCGGAAGCTTACCGAAATGGCAAAATAATTGCATATAAATAATTTTTGGCGGTTTTTTGGCGGAAAGTTGGCGGTTTTTATACGAATTTGAGTGCTAATATAGTAATATCGAAAGTCAAAGAAATAGACACATTACACAACACTTTCTCGTTTAGTCACCGTTCACTTTGTCTTTCGATGGTCACTTGCAGACTTACGTTCTCAATAAAATGAAGTGAGGTGAATAACCTCCTCTTTTTTCTACAAGTTTGCAAGGGACACTTTAATGGAATATAGCTCAGTTGGTAGAGCGTACGACTGTTAATCGTAGGGTCATGAGTTCGAGTCTCGTTATTCCAGTAAGTAGCTATGCTCAAATTTTCCTCCAAGAAAGAGGGGGGGTTCCTNTAGAACAGAGAAAGAGGAAGAAAGAGTCACCCTTCTCTCAGATTTTAAAAAAATCGTCAATAAGTCAAATGTAACTACCTTTACGATCAGATGACGGTTAAGATTTTCCCTCCTATCTGAGACTGCACTTCTGAGTGTGGTCTTTTTTTCTTAAAAATTCATAGCTAATCAAATTTCACTTTTTACATTCTTTTTATATTAGCTTATAGTATTATGTAGTAAGTAAAAAATATGAAAATAAGTGGAGTGAAAATTTAATGAGTTTAAATAGTCTATTGTTGTTATTGATTTTTGGTGGTATTGCAATTATTGGTTATTTTGTAAAAGATTTACCAAATTTGTTTAGGGAACTAGCAGTTGAAGAATCGCGAGGAAAAAACGAAAGAGAAATTCAAAAAGAGGCTTTCTTTCGTCAAATCAAGGGTTCAGATATAGATGAAGCTTTTAACTATTGGACTAGCTTGATGGTTGATATGGATAATAAGATAAATCAGATTGGAACGGCATCTGGTAAAAAAGAGTTCGTAAAAATGCAACAAAAGGTTTTGATGTACGGTTCGAATGGCACAGTCACTATCCTTTCTTCTATGATGCAGCATGTTTATAGACGGGGAGAATTGAAGAATACAGTAAAAGTTTCATTTGGAGATCAAGATAGTACAAAGGAAAATATACAAAACTATATGTTAATGTTTTACATTGCGTATCTAATAAGTTCATTAAAAAAAGACTTTACAGGATACAGTATTGATCCTATAGAAATTCTATTAATTAAAATAAATGATATAGATAGTCATAAGAATAAACCACTTTTTGAACAAGCTGAAAAAAATGTTCGAAAAGAATTAAAGAAGCTAGGGGTGACTATCTAGAGGGGAGTCGAAATGCTACTTGTAATAGCTTTTGCTTTTATATTATTAAAGATAGCAGGTTTTGTACAATTGACTTGGAATGAAGTGATACTATGTGAATTAATTCTACTGATGTGTTCTATTTTAGAACTCATATTAATTTACAAGAAAATAAATAATAGATTTAAATAGATCACTCGTTGAGTGGTCTTTTTTTCGTACATAAAAAAACCACTAGACTATGGGATCTAGTGGCTAGGTAGCGTTAGTGAAAATCTCGTGTCACTTGTAGTTTATGAACTTTAGCTATTATGAAAGAGTGCTACCTAAAACAAGTGTAACATAGCTGTCAAGTTTTGTCGGATATTTGGATTGTTTTCGCATGAAAAACCACCAGATAAGATATCTAGTGGCCAGACAGCAGATTATGTTTTGAAATAACTGGAAGTGTTACATGAAGCAAAAAGGAGTTGCTGTCTTGCAGTGAGTATAACAGGAATTGAAGCGTTTGTCTTACAATAAACAAATATACATAAAAACAATTAGGAGAGAGAACATGAAAAGCTATTGGTATGTATCGTTAACACATGAATATCCACAGCCGAACCGCTCAACTGATTCAGTACGTGTCTAAAGGCCGCACAATAAAAGTGTAGCCTTTTATTTTATTCCTCGTGTTGAAAGAAATTAGTAATTAGTAGATAATTAATTCAAAAGACAGATGGAGGTATAATAGTTTGGAAAATAATTCAAAGAGTGCTGATGACAAAGTAATCAAAAACTATGAAGAGACGTTGAGTATTATTTTTAAAAAAATACCGGACTCAAATGAGCCCCTGATCTATATGGTCGCAAGTGAAATAGGTTTCGAGATTCTAGATTTAAAACTGTCAATAAATGCTTTATTAGAAAGTGCTTGTTATGCTGGTATTTTAGCTTTATCCAGAACAATGGTGGAAAATTATATTTATTTAATGTATATACTCGAACAAGATTCTTTTAAAAGAAGCAAAGCGTATCAATTGAACATGTATAGAGATATAAAAAAACAATATGAGGCGCAAAAAAAGAATAAAAAATTACAACAAATGTCTGAACAAGATCAAAGCTTTAATGAACAAATTGTTTTATATGAACAAAATGAGCCTAAAATTATAGAATATTTAGAAGAACTTGATTCACTCTATGGGCATAGATTAGTACCATGGTACAATGATGACGAAGAAACAAAAGGAATATATAAGCTATTTGAGCGTTTAGATAAGTCGGATTGGTATGATGGTATATATAGATACTTATGTATGGAATCCCATGGTAATAACGGATTAAAACATTTTGAAATGTTAGAAGATGGTACTGCAAAATTAAAACCAACTACGTTGGATGAAAAACAAATCAGTAGCATAACTTGTAGTATCCTAGATAAAACAAAAAAAGAATTAGAAAAATTAATTATTTAGAAAACAAAACTCAACCATTTATATGAAAGCGAGGTGGTGTTAATGGATGGCTAGAAAAAGAGATCCACGTCGTGACCAGGCTAAAGAAACTTGGTTAAAGTCAAACGGTAAAAAGGTTCTTAAAGAATTAGCTAATGAATTAAATGTTTCAGATTCCCAAATAAGAAAATGGAAATCGATAGATAAATGGGCTGATGAATTAAAAGGTAATGTTACCAATTCAAAAAGTAACGTTACTAATAAAGGTGGAGCGCCGCCTGGAAACAAAAATGCCGTAGGTAACAAAGGGAATAAAAGTGCCTCGCCACCAAAAAGAAATAAGAATGCGGTAAAAACAGGTGAATATGAGACAATATTTGCTGACTTACTATCTGACGAAGAAAAGGACATCTATTCTAAACTGAATGATGATCCTTTTTTTATTTTGGATGAAGAAATAAGAATCCTGAAAATTCGCCAATATAGAATGCTTAAACGCATAAAAGATGCAGAGGCTGGCTTAAATGATGAAGAAGTTGAACGTTTGCAGCAGCTTCGGAAAGTTAAAGAGCCATCGGTAATTGATGGGAAAATGGTTACTGTTAAGAGAGAAGTTTTAAAAGATGTACAAGTCACTCGTAAAACGTTTAGAAAACTAGATGACATTTTGGCTATTGAGGAAGCATTGACAAGAATTAGCAATCAGTTAACAAAGGCTATTAAGCAACAGAATGCTTTGCTAGCAAATGATGCCAAATTACAACTATTGAAGGTTCAAACTGAAAAAGTTAAAGCTAGTTTAGATGCTACAAATGGAGACATGGATATGCCAGTTTTCATCGATGATATATCAGGTGATGAATATGAGTAAAAAATTATCTGAATTTCTTCCTAAAGCATTTCATACTACTTGGAGGATAGCATTAAACTCAAATATATTGCATGTTGTTGAAAAAGGTGGTCGTGGGATCAGGTAAATCATCTGGCATAGCACACATAATCGTTCAATTGATTATGAGATATCCTGTAAATGCTGTGGCCATTAGATATGTCGATAATACGATTGAGCTATCTATTTTTGAACAGATTAAGTGGGCAATTGAAGAACAAGGTGTGTCTAAGTATTTTAAAGTAAATAAAAGTCCTATGAAAATCACCTATAAGCCTAGAGGTAATTATATTGTTTTTCGTGGCGCACAGAATCCAGAAAGAATTAAGTCATTAAAGGATTCAAGATTTCCATTTGCTATAGCTTGGATTGAGGAATTAGCCGAGTTTAAAACAGAAGATGATGTAAAAACCATAACTAACTCATTACTACGTGGTGAATTAGCAGATGGTCTTTTTTATAAATTCTTTTATTCATACAATCCTCCTAAGCGACGACAATCATGGGTTAATAAGAAATATGAATCTAGCTTCCAACCCGAGAATACTTTCGTTCATCATTCAACATATAAGGATAATCCATTCATAGCTCAAGCATTTATTGAAGAAGTTAATGCTACGAGGGCTAAAAATCCGAAACGTGCTGAGTGGGAGTATGACGGCAAAGCTATTGGTTCAGGAGTTGTTCCTTTTGATAATCTACGAGTAATAAAAGGATGTATTACTGATGAAATGGCTGCTAACTTTGACAATATCAGAAATGGTCTTGACTTCGGTTATGCTACTGATCCATTAGCATTTGTTAGATGGCATTATGACAAAAAGAAAAATGGCATCTATGCTATTGATGAAATTTATGGTGTGAAAATTAGTAATAGGGAATTTGCTAATAAAGCTAAGTCTAAAGGATATATATCAGATAGAATTGCAGCTGATTCAGCAGAGCCTAAATCAATAGCAGAGCTAAACAGTGAACATGGTATGCCACGAGTTTTCGGAGTAAAAAAAGGTCCTGATTCTGTTGAGTATGGAGAAGAATGGTTAGGCGATTTGGATTTTATTTGTATTGATCCATTAAGAACTCCTAACATTGCTAAAGAATTTGAGAATATTGATTATCAAACTGATAAAGACGGTAATCCTAAACCTAGGTTAGAAGATAAAGACAACCATACAATTGATGCGACAAGATATGCTTTCAGTGAAGATATGGATAAAAATAATGTGAGGTTTATCCAATATTAGGAGGTGGGAAAATGTTTCAAAACAATTTAAGTTTGAAGCGGTATAAAAGAGTGCGAACAAAATATTCTACACAAATTAATGAAGAAGTTTTCGATCCTAATGATTTTATTACTGAAATGAAGCCATTTTTTGATGATAGAGAGCGTAAGTACAAAGCCTATACAAGCGAACAAAATGAGATCGATAGAAGACCTAAACCAAACACAGAGATTATAAAAGTGAATAATAAACTTCATGCTGGTTTATACAATACTATTATCGACCAAGCAGCTGACCATTTCACAGGCATTCCAATTAAGTGGGATTATGATATTACCGAACAACGCAAATCTATATTGCAAAAAATGGGTTCAAAGGTAAAAGACTTGTTTTCAGGGAATGTCAGAAATGAGACAAAAACTCCTGAAGAATTCGACAGATTAACAGAGTTAGTAAACGATATGCGGTTTGCCATGCTTGATTCTGATACAGCTCGGTTTCAAGGAGCTTGTGGTGTTGCTTTTCGTTTGTTAGAACCTGTTGAAACCGTGGAAGGTTGGCAATTATGGGCGAGCAATATCGAACCATGGAAAGCTGAAAAATACGAAAATGCAGATATCTTTATTCGTGAAAAATACGACACACATCAAAAAAAATTTTTCGAAGAAATGAAAGTCATTACTAAAAAAAGAATATGTATATATAGCAGATATGTTGAATCTAATTTAGTCAGTGCATCTGGAACATTTAAATTGATTGAGGAAGTAGAAAATCCGCTAGAAACGTTTTACCTATCAGAATTTAAAAATAACACGAATCGTTATTGCGATTTTGAAGTGGCGGAAGAACTTTCTGATGCATTTGATAGAAGCTTATCAGACCAACAAAACGAAGTTGAACAGTTTAAACTTGCTTATATGGCCATTAGTGGCTCACGATTAGATGAAAAAGAAGCACAAAGAATGATGGAACAATTAGGTATTATTAATTTGCCTGATCCACAAGCTAAGGTTGGGTATGTAACGAAAGACATTAATAAAGATTTCAACGAGTATCATCTTGATAAGCTGAAAAAGCTTTATTACACGGTAACTAAGTCAATTGATTTCAATGATGAAGTATTTAAGTCTAATAGCTCTGGCGAAGCTCGCAAATGGCAAATTATTGCACTAGAAGCTAAAACAAATACTAAAGAACAGTATTTTAAAGAAGGATTGAAAGAGGCAGCTGAGACGATGTCTGCCTTTATTAAATTTAGGGATAAATTAGATGTTGATGTGTCAAAAATTGTATTCACATTCAGTCGTAGCTTGCCAACAGACATCGGTTATCTTGCTGATGCATTGCCTAAACTTTCACCGTTTGTATCCAAACGAACAATTATTAATCAGATTCCATTTGTTAAAGACCCAGATTATGAAATGGACTTGATGAATTTAGAACAAGGTCAAGATTATCCTAGCGGTGAATATGATGAACTAGGTGGTGCAGGTAATGACGAAGAAGAAAACAACGGCTAGTGAACGTTATTGGGAAAAACGTCGTGGATTAGAAGATAAAGCACGTTTGAAACTGGAAAAGAAAACTCTTAATGAGCTAGAATCTGTTTTCGAACGTGCTTTAGTTAAAATTCAAAGACAGCTGTTGTCACAAGCTGATTTACACGATATCACTCAAAGTGAAAGGCTAGAAGACTTTAGCAAACGAGACCAAGAGAAGTACCGTAAGTATATTGAGAAGAACTATGAAAAGTTGATGGAGTCTGACGAAGCTTATAAGCAGTTTATTGATGAATATTTTCCATCCTTTGACTATGCGAAAGTTAATCGCTTGTTACAGTTACGAGCAGACATCTTTTCTACTCTTGCAGGTGAAGCAATATCCAGTGATGTTAACGGTAAATTTAATAACGACTTAGAGAACATTACAAAACGAATCTACAATTCTAATTCTAATACGTTGATGCAATTATTAGGCGGTTCAGCACCTGGTTTATCAAAAAAAGAGCTGGAAAACATTCTGAATTATCCATGGAGCGGCAAAACTTTTTCATCTCGCTTGTGGGGCAATATTTCAAGTTTAGAGCAACGTCTAAGTAATTCTATTATTAATTCTTTAGCAAGTGGCGAAGGTGTTTTAGAAGCTCTTAGAACGATGAAAAACGATGGTGTTGTTAGCGGCATGTTTAAATTGGAACAAGGAAAGTTTAATCGATCGATTGAAAATCTTGTCAGAACAGAATATTCACATTTTGCGGTAGAAGGTGTAAGAAAATCGCTAAAGGATGTAGGTATTAAGCAAACACAAAGCTGGTCGGCAGAAGATGAACGTGTTTGTTCTATTTGTGGTAGACGTCATGGAAAAGAGATTAAAGATGATTGGCACCCACCGTATCATGGACGTTGCCGTTGTACTGAAATACCAATGGTTCCTGAAATTAGTGATGACATAGATAAATTGTATGAAGAGATGTTTGGTGATTTATTAGATGAATTTGCAAGTAAGCAGTGGGGCATTAAATTAAATCATCCGAAATCAACTACAATAGCCAATAGATTTAGTCTTTCTAAACTAACAGAAGAAAATATTGGCGACACAGAAAGAATTAATGATATAATTAATAGAACGAAAGATGTCATTAGTAATTATAAAAATGAAACAGGTATTGACGTGATAAAGTTGTTTGAAGATAAAAAATTTGCAGATAAAAATAATCCCTATACCGATGAAAAATCAAAATTTATCAGATATTTATTGAAAAATAACGGATTTGACGGTTTGCCTCAAAAGGTAACCGATGTAGACGATTTAATACCAGTCTATAGAGGTATTGTAGATTTTAAGTATGGTGATGACACATCGCAAGATCAAATTGATAGATTTTTAAGAAGCCATTTCGATATTTCAGGAGCTAGGTCTTCTGCAAATGGACGAGGGAGTTATTTTACTAGTGCCAAATTTAAAGCACAAGAATATGCAAATAATGGCAATAACGGCCAATTGATAACGGCATACTTGCTTGAAAAAATAAATTTACTTGATGATTCTATCTTTTTGAAAGAAAGAGAAGCTTTTAGAAAAATAGCAGATAATTTTGGAGAAGATGCAAAATATTATGCTTTTTTATTATCGAAAAACTTTTTAATGGATACTCAGAAAGATATATATGCGCTTATAAGTGGGTATGATGGTATTCAAAAAGGTGCTATATATAACATTTTAAATAGGACAATGTTAGGGGTGAAGAAATGAAGATACTAATGCAACATTTGGAATTTTCTTTTGGTAGTCTAAACGGTGACTATTCTGAACAAACTTTAGAAAATTTTGAATATATGTTCAATCGACTAGAAGAAGACAATTTAGGGTATGTTCATTTCGATAATGTTTCTGAATTTTATTTCAATGGAATAACTAACGAGGATAAGAGAGTTCTTAAGGAAACAATAATTGCTAACTCTAAAAAATAAGATACTAAGCACTTAAAGGATAACTTTGAGTGCTATTTTTATGCTTAAATTTGGAGGTGAGGTTATGAAAGGATTATTTGAAGCAGTGTTGAATCTAGAAGTTACCAATGGTACAGAAAAAGCCTATAAAAAAGTTTTTGAACAAGAAAACGAAAGATATTTGACCAAGCACACTTTAAGAGACGGCAACGGTAATATCGTTAAAGATGGGCTTGAATCAGTTTGGAGTGGTAATTATTGCCATGTCGATATTTTGTATTCTATACCAGGTAGAAAAAGTAAATTAACTATTTCGATTGTGTCTAGGACTCTGCAAAATGTAAAAGATGCTGTCACTGATTATCAAATGTTAGGTGCTGAACTGGTCCATAAGAATTGGAAGTGATTAGATGGATCCCTATGATTACTTAGATGCAGATTATGAAGAGCATTTACTAAGAGAAGAAAAGCAATTAAAGTCTGACGAAAGTTAGGCTTTTTATTTTGTCCGAAATGACGTTAAACTAGCGCAATGCTGGGCTTAATTGAATGGTGGGGCGCAATAAATAAATCTAAAGCAATGCGGGGCGATTAGTCGAATCGTGGGGCGAAAGGAGAAAAAAATGAAACCAAACCTATTACCAATGGATTTACAAATGTTTGCTGAAGGAGAAGGTGCTACAGACTTCACTTTCGATGATTTTAAGGCATTTGTAGAATCAAATGAAGAAGCACAAAAATTTGTACAATCACAGTCACAATCAGCTGCAGATAAACAATTAGAAGCTTGGAAACAAAATAATCTTGAAAAAATTAAGGAAACAACAATTAAGGAGTATGAAGAATCTAAGAAAAATAAAACTCCTGAACAAATTAAATTAGAAGAATTACAGGCTGAATTTGAAGCTGAAAAGGCATTACGTGTGACTAGTGATAATAAGGCTTTTGTTGCAGAAAAAATTGCTGGCTTAGATTGGGATGGAGATTTGAAAGATTCTATTTCTCAATTTATGTTAAATAATCTTGTTAGTTCAGATACTGAATTTACTAAGAAGGCTGTAGAAGGTTTTACAGAGCTTTTGGAAGCAATAAATGATAAGCATGCAGAAGCTATTAAAAATGTAGAAATGACTAAAGCTTTTGGTAATAAATCGCAACAAACCAACATGGTAACTGGTAATCAAACAAAATCGTTTGAAAATCCAGAGGCAGCATTAGGACAAAAATTACAAGCATTTATCGATTAGGAGGAAACTACAAATGAAAAAAAGTTCATTAAATAATCTTGAGTATTTAGATATTTCACAGGAAGTTAATGCATTACAAGTTCCAAATACACCATTTTTAAGCTATTTGTTAGGCGCAGGCAAAGTTGAAGCTGCCAAGTCAACTGAGATTAAATGGCGAGAATACGGCATGAATAATGATGATTCATCTGCTCAATTAGAAGGCGGAGAATACGCAGATGCGGAATCTGATCGTACATGGTTTAACAACTATACTGAAATTTTCAGAAAATCAACTTCTGTATCTGGCACATTAGATGCTATTAATGTAGATGGTGTAGGAAATGAATTGAATAGCCAAGTAGCTCTTCGTGCTACAGAAATGAAAATTGACTTAAATCGTAAATTGATTGTTGGTGTAAAGGCTGATGAATCTGGTTCTAAAGGTCGTCAGATGAACGGAATTTTAAATTTGATTAGCTCAACGAATAAAGTCGAAACAGCAGCTGCGGGGGCAGTAACAAGAAAAGATATTGATGCCTTATTTAAAACAATGTTACAAAAAGGATACATGGGCGAAAAATTATGTTTAGTAGCACCTGATATGCAAGAATTAATGACTGATCAGTTGGATGAAAAATCAACAAAAATTGTGCAATTTGGCGATAAACTTACTTTTGGATTGCAACTTGGAAATATTGTCTCAAATTACGGCTCAGGAATTGCGTTAATTGAACCTAATTTACCTAATGGAACAATCGCAGCTATTGATACTAATTATGTAAAATTACGTCCACTACGTGAATGGCGTGCGGAAGAATTAGCAAAAACAACAGATTCAAGACGGATTGGATTAGTTGGTGAGTATTCAATTGAATACAAAGCTTCTAATTCTGGAGCAATCTTGAACTTGAAAGCCTAAAATATAATAACGAAGGAGGAAATTAAAAATGGCAACAGCAAAAAAAGAAGTAACCTATCGTGTGCTTGACAAGAAAAACTTTGTGGGCTTTATGCATCCTAAAACAAAAAAATTTATCACAGCAAACGAAAATAATGAATTTGTAGTTTCAGAAGATGACAAAGAAGCTATTGAGATATTAGAACGTGCTGCAGATACTTTTAAAGTTTAGGTAATGATGCTTTATGGTTGATGAAAAAAAAGAAGAAATCGTTGAGAAAATTCAATTGATGCTACCTAACGCTTCTGAAGATAGGATTTTGTCTGTTTTAAACCTTGTTATCTTTGAAATCAATTCTTACAATACTTGCAAAATTGATATTGCTTGGGACGAGTTTGAACAACTTATAATTGAGGTTATCTACAAAGCTTTAAAAAACGAAATAGATAAGTCTGTAGCTAGTGTAAAACGTGGTGATACATCAATTAGTTATGTAGTTGAATCAAAAGACATACAATCACTCATGAAGAACTATAGCAGTGCTATTAAACGTATTTTAGGCTGTGATAGCGGGGTGTTTTTCTATTGAATGAAGCAGAAATTTTAGCAGCTACTTATTTTGATACCTGTGTTATTGAGAGAATGAGCGATATTGAAAATACGGAAAGTGGGATTACTGAACAAGTTTATTTTCCAATTCATGTTGGCAAGTTACCCTGTGCTTTCTCTCAAGGAAGTATGGGGAACTTACCTGTAATAGAAAACAAAGAAGCGTTTAATATCTCTTATGAAGAACAAAAACTTTTTTTAGAACCTAATATAAAAGTTAAAAAAGGAGATAGAATAACTATTACTCAAGGTACAGGTCAAAAACATGTGTTATTTTCAAAAAAACCTTTTTATTATCCAAGCCATATAGAAGTAGTGCTATCAGGAAGTTCAATTGATGAGTAAAAGCGATCTTAGAATGAAATCAAATGCTGATAAAGTTATTGCAAATTTAAAGAAAATGACACCCATTGCTGAAAAAGTCTAGTGGTAATAAGTCAAGATAATTTTTCAAAAGATTTTTAAAGGTAGTTAATTTTTGAAGCGCACTTT